GAGGACGACGACGGGCAGAAGGTGCTGTCCTCCCGCGAGGTCTTCTCGCGCATGTCGGAGAAGGAGCTGCGTCGCGAGGCGGTCCGCCGCCGGCGCAAGGGCAGGAAGGCGAGCGGAAACTGCGGCAACGGCTTCGGCGGATTCACCGACTCGAACCGCTGCGCGGCCGGCGAGCACGACTACCCGAAGGACCGGAAGAAGCCGCGCAAGAGCAGGAACGCGCGCGAGGTCGGCGACTGCGTCGTCGAGAAGCACCGCGTGCTCGTCGGAGAGGGATACGACGACGACCAGGCGTGGGCGATCGCCTACGAGATGTGCGGGAAGACGGAGAACCGCCGTCGTCCGCAACACTCGACCGACAGCCAGGCCGCTCTCGACCGCATCGAGGATCTCGTCGGCGACGGCATGAGCGTCGAACAGGCCGTGCGAGTCACCGACCGCGAGTCGATGCGCACCGACGAGTTCGAGCGCGATGAGAAGAAGGGCGAGAAGGAGACGTTCGAGGACGGCTTCAAGCCGCCGGAGTCCGTCGCCTCGAACGCGCGTCGAGCGCTTGAGGTCCGCGACGGCAAGCCCGAGTCGGAGCGAGGCATGACGAGCGTCGGCCTCGCGCGAGCCCGAGATCTCGCGAACAGGCGCAGCCTCTCCGAGGACACCGTCCGTCGCATGGTGAAGTACTTCACCCGCCATCAGTCCGACAAGAAGGGCGAGACCTGGGACGACAAGGGCAAGGGCTGGCAGGCGTGGAACGGATGGGGCGGCGACGAAGGATGGTCGTGGGCCCGCGGAATCGTCGAGCGTCTCGACAAGGAGCGTGGCTCTTGATCGAGATGCGCAGGGTCGAGGGCATGATGGACCGCGTGTGGATGCGCGGGCTTTCCTCCCGGCTCTGGCGTCGGATGGGTGTCGAGGTCGGCAAGGCGCTCGTGGATTCGCACCAGCGTGGTGCGTCCATGTACATGACGGTCCCAAACGTCCGCGCCGACCTCGACGCCTTCCGCAGGCGAGGCATGGAGATGGCAACTGTCGCCGAGGCCGAGACGGGTCGGAGATACGGGAATGTCGCCGCGATCCACGGAGACGAGCTGACGGCGATCCTGTACCTGCTGTTCTTCGACGCCGACCCTGCGAACGTCCGTCCGGTCAGACGCGGTATTCCCGCGGCGATCTCGCGGCGCGCCGCATTCAACGACATCCCGATGGCCGCGGCGCGCCGTGCCTTCGAGGTCATAACGGAGGACGATGTTGCTCGCGATCTCGCTCTATCTTTTCCTTCGCGCTCTCGTCTCGCGGCTCGGACGGAGGTCCGAAGGGCACTCAACGTCGGAATCGCGGACGCGGCTATATCCGAAGGTCGTGATCCTTCGGTCGCCGACCCGATGAGGCCGTTCGTTCGAGAGGTGACCTATCCGCTCTGGGAGATCCGGGAAATCATGGACCGGCGGACGCGCGGAAATCCGAACGGCGACTTCCCCGAGGGTAGCCATTGGCAGGTCAACGGGTACATCAGCACGATGGAGGAGATCGTCCGTCAGGACTGCGTCCCGCCATGCGGATGGAACTGCCGCGCCGCGCTCGTCCCGGTCGGCTTTGAGCGCGCGCGTCGGCTCGGTCTGCTGCGCGACGACGACCGGATCGACTGGGAGGCGCTGCGCCTCTACAACCAGACTAGGCAACCTTACATCGACAACGGGCTCTATCCCGACCGGGGATTTAGATAACTGTTAGATGAAACGGAACTATAAGTTCCATTATCTACACTTTTATCGTCCGTAATGATGGTTTCTTATTGCTTTTAATGCGCTTCGCGCTGTCAATACCGGCATGACGGGATCTCATGCCATTGCGGAGAACGGTGACAAGGTCGTCATTCGGCGGCTTGAGCTGTTCTCCGGATACGACCCGTCGATCGACGATGGCTCGGACGATGAGATTCGGAAATTCAACCGCAGCAAGGTGCGGCGAATCGTCGATCGGACGCGTCAGTTCATCAACAGGCGCCAGCATCCGCGGATCGTGATCCTCCATTCGCAGGAGGACCACAGCGAGCCGAAGGAAGCCGTGGGAGCCGTGATGAACGTGGAGCTTGAGGAGCGCGAAGGCGTTCCGTTCATCGTCGGCGATGTCGAGATGTCGCGCCAGGACTTCGACGAGTACATCGCGTCCAACAGGTTCCCGCGGCGTTCCGCGGAGATCTGGTCGGACGATCACATGAGCGAGATCGCGCTGCTCGGACGTGACACGCCAAGGCGTCCGCTTCCGGACACGCGGTTCTCCAAGCAGGGCGACAAGATTCGCTTCGCAATGGAATGCTCCTCCTGCTTCGAGGCCGCGCCGGGAGTGGGCAACGTGTTCGTACCCGGCGCGACCGGAACCAAGAAGGAGTCCAGCATGGACGAGAAGAACGACGAGAAGAAGGACGAGATGGCAAAGCTCATCGCCGAGAAGGACGCTGAGATCGCCAGGCTCAAGGAAGAGAACCGCAAGATGTACAACCAGACCCACGTCGACATCGACTCGCACGAGGGCGACGAGGACGAGGACGAGGGCGAGGAGAAGGAGGAGGACAAGAAGAAGTCCTCCAAGACCTGCTCGGCGCGTCCGGCCGGCGACAAGATCGAGTTCGCCCGCATGAAGGAGAAGTTCGAGAAGCGCATCGCCGCTCTTGAGACCGAACTCGCGAAGGAGCGCTTCTCCCGCGAGCTCGACTCGATGGCGTCCGAGGGCTACTCGGTCGATTGCTGCCGCGAGGAGATGATCGCGGAGCTCGTCGACTCGCGCGACCCGCAGCGGAAGATCGCGTTCTGGCGCGAGAACTTCCGTCGTGATCCGATCAACACCCGCGTCGCCGCGGCTCCGCGCAGCGGCGCCAAGCCGGCGCCGTCCGGCGTCGACCGTGAAATCGTTGCCAAGCTCGTCGCAGAGGCGGCTGGCGATCCCGAGAAGTTCAAGACCCTGATGGCCCGCGCGAAGAGCGGCGCCTGATCACAAAGGAAGGCTCCACACATGAGCTCGTACTCCGACACTCCGTCGCTCGTCGCAAGCGGAAACTGCAACCCCTACCGTTTCGTCAAGGTCAGCGGCCGCAACACCGGCATCACCTGCTCGGCCATCACCGACATCGCGGTCGGCGTCGCCGATGGCTCGACCAAGGCATTCAACAGCTCCCTGCACGCTGAGGACAAGGATCCGATCAGCCTCCAGGGCGGCAGCGTCGTTCTCGTCGAAGCCGCTGCCGGCATCACCGCCGGCGCCCGAGTCGCTCCATCCGCAAACGGCCGAGCGCAGGCCGCAGTCGCCACTCAGTACCCCTTCGGAATCGCCCTTGAGACCGCCGGCGGCGCCGGCGAGATCATCCGCGTCTTCAAGCAGACCAACACGGTCCATGCCTGATCCGTCCGCACACCAACCGTGAGGTAAACACACATGGCAGATGCAAACATCGGTGGCGGACTGAACACGTTCGTTCCCACCTTCTCCGAGGCGACCGGCCTCATCCAGACCGAGTTCACGCGGAACGTCAATTCGTTCGCGCTGAACCGCTACACCAAGCTCGTCCCCGTCTCGACCGTCAGCGGCTACTACCTCAAGATCAACTCGGACGAGGCCGTCCGCGTGGTCGATGAGAACGACTTCCGCTGGGCCTACGGCGAGGACCGTCCGACCGGCGTGAACAACGACTTCGACTTCGCGCAGTTCGTCACCAAGCGCTTCGAGCGCGGCTTCCACATCCCCTACGAGACCGCGAAGGTCGCGGCGTGGGACATCGTGGCCCAGCACGCCCGCAGCCGCGCGACCCAGCTGATGACGCTCCGCACGCAGCGGGCGCTCAACGTGCTGACCACCGCCGGAAACTGGACGAACAACGTCAACTACTTCGCCGACTTCGACGCGCTGGCCTATGGAACGGCCACCACGACGAACGGCGTCTATGACAGCGATTCCTCCACCGCGACCGGCGTTCAGAAGCTCTTCCAGACCGCGATCGAGAAGATCATGGTCAACACCGGTGGAGCGGTCCAGCCGCAGGACATCATCTGCGTCATGGGTCCGCAGACGGCGCACAAGCTGTCGCAGACCGCTCAGCTCCGCGAGCTGATCAAGTACACGCAGGGCGTGCAGCTCATGCAGGGCCAGGGAACCTACAGCCGCTACGGCCTCGCTCCCGGCCTGTTCGGCATCGGCGACATCGTCATCGAGGACGCCGTCAAGGTCACGAACCAGAAGGGCGTGGCTCGTTCGGCGAGCTACATCCTGGGCCTTGACAAGGTGCTCTTCCTGTCGCGTCCGCAGGGTCTCGTCGGAGTCGAGGGTGGCGCGAATTTCGCGACCATCACCAACTTCGTCTACGAGGACATGACCGTCGAGACGATGGATGATCCGCGCAACCGCCGGACCATCGGCAGCATTGTTGACAACAGCGTTCCGGAGCTGACCGCTCCGCTCGCCGGCATCTACGTCGCCAACATCGGCGCCTGATCCAGACCCCTCTCTTTCACCGGGGCAGGTGGGGATTCGTCCCCACCTGCCCTATGTGGAGGCGGCATGCCCGTTCCATACGCCACGGTCAACCAGTTCAAGGAAGCCGTCGATGAGCGGCTTCTCGCCGAGCTCGGCATCGATGCCGAGGCCGATGGCGTCGTGGACGGCAGCAACACCATCATCGTGGCGGCTCTGACAAGGGCCAGCCACGAAATCCAGTCGTTCGCCCTTCGGGGCGGCGTCTACACCGAACCCGATCTCGACCTGCTCCAGTCGCAGACCAATTGGGTTCTCATCGGCGTCACCTGCGACCTTGCTCTTGGCATCCTGATGGCCCGCCGTGGCGGTCCGTTCGGCGAGGCCATCCGAGACCGGATCGACAAGGCGAACGGCATGCTGTCGGATCTGCGCGATGGGATGAGGCTGTTCCCGATCGGGGACAACATCGCCGCGAGCAAGCCGGCGCTTTCGATCATCACCCAGGTTCAGCGCGGCAACCTGGGAATGGTCGCCGACAGCGAGTTCTTCCCGCGCAGGAAGTACACCGCTTCGTGAACCGCCGTCGCCGCCGCCGAAGGATCCAGAATCTCTTCGTGACCCGCATGGCTCTTGCCTATGCGGAGGCTCTGCGCGACAATATCCGCATGTCGATCGGAAGCGACGGTGAATCCGACAGCGAGTTCATGCCGCTCGGCATCTGGGACAAGGC